GAAGCTGCCAAAGCTGAAATGCGAGGCGCTTTAGCTAGAGAAATATTTCAAGCTGGTGGCGGTAAAGCAGGAGTATGGAATCAAAACTCTGTAAACAATCTTCTCAATAATCCAATCAGATCCAAAAAGATTGAACACGCTTTTTCTCCTGATGAGCAAAGAGCTTTTCATACTTTAAATTATGCTGGACACATTATGCCTGGTGTTCATGCTTATGAAGGCGCTGCATTACAAGGACAAAGAGTTAGCAAGTTTGCTGAAAAACTTCCTATGATTGGCAGAGAAGCTGGAGCATTTACTGGAGTTCCACTTGGAGCAACTATAGGTGAAAAGGTAGGCGAAAAAGCAGCTTTGTTCACAATCGGCAAATCTGAAAAAAAACAAGCTAAACAGTTGCAAGAAGAAATGGCAAAAAATGCTCAAAAAGGCAAAACTAAACTTAAAGACATAGGCAAGGAATAATTATGGCATCAGTTCTTTTATCCCCATACGGAGTTGGTCAGCAATTCTTTGATGACAATGGAGTTCCTTTAGCTGGTGGTCTAATCTACACCTATCAAGCAGGATCTTCTACTCCATTAGTAACTTATACAACAAGTAGTGGAACTATAGCCAATGCTAATCCTATTGTTTTGGATGCTTCAGGAAGAACTCCACAGCAAATTTGGTTGCTAACTGGTTATTCATATAAGTTTATTCTTCAAAATGCTGATGCAGTATTGATTCAGACTTTGGATAATATCTATCCAATTTTGCAAAACGCTCCAACTTCTTCTGCTGCTGTTCCAAGTGGTTGCATTTTATTATGGTCAGGATCAACTGGTTCTATTCCTGCAACTTTTATTTTGTGTGATGGAACAAACGGAACTCCTGATTTAAGAGATCGTTTTATTATTGGAGCTGGTAATAGTTATGCGGTAAATGCAACTGGTGGATCGGCAGATTCAATAGTTGTTTCTCATACACATACAGCAACATCAGTAGTAACAGATCCTGGACACATTCATGCTACTACTGCAAATTCAACTGGAAGTGGCGCTCAAAGCGCTATGAATCCTACTGGCGGTTTAAGCAATGTTCGTGACAATACAACTACAGCAGTTACTGGAATTACAGTAGCTACAACTAATACTACTGCTGGTGTAAGTGGAACTGGTGCTAATCTGCCTCCTTATTATGCTCTTGCTTACATTATGAAACAATAAGGAATAAAAATGGTTACAAGTGCAGAAGCCAAGTTAAATTCACATGAAGCTGTATGCGAAATTCGCTACGACTCAATTTGTGCAAGATTAAAACGCATTGAGCAAATCTTAATCGGTAGTGCTGGATTTATTATTTTGACCTTAGTTACTCTAGTATTAAAGGTTAGTTAATGATGTATGTCCGATCCTTTTGGAATTACAGATGGTGCTAAACAGGTCACAAAGACTCTTAATGAGTCGGTAAAAGCAAGCGAAGAACTTAGCAAAGCAATTGATGGTGTACTAGCAGTAGCAGATAAGGCAGCAAAAGAAAGAGCAGCATCAAGGAAAAAGTCTAGGGAAGTTAATCCTGACACTTACACAATTATTGAAGCGGTAGATGAGTTTCAAAGGTTGATTTTAGCCAAAGAATCTGAAGAAAAGATTAAGCATGAAATTACTAAGAAGTACGGCATTAAAGCGTGGGAAGAAATACAAGGCATCAAGGCTCGTAAACAATGGGAAGATCGTCAAGACAAGTATTTAGAGCAAAACGATAGACGAGTGATGAAAAGCGTTATGGCATTGTGTTATATGTTTTCAGCTTGGATTGCGTATGAGTGTACTTGGGGTAGATGGAAATAAATATGCCATTAAACAATTCAGAAGATACTTTATCTAAAATATTGGCATATGTAGATTCCCCATTTAAACTTTTTGCAGTTATTTTGATGGCAATTTTAGTTTTTGGTGCTTGGGCATTTTATGAAAATAAAGAGTTAATTGTTGGCACTTACAAGGAAAGCCAAAAGCTACCTAGTATTGCCGAAGATAGGGTAGATGATGTAGCGGTTCATTTGTTTAAAACGACTGATGCAACTGTAGTAACAATATTTAAAGTTAACCCCTTGTTTGGCACTCGCATACAGTATCGAGCCTATACAAAAACTGGTCGAGATAAAACGAATGATGGTTTGGATGTAGGTCTTTTTACTTCCAATCAAGCAAATAATCAGGATGTGGTAGCTTTAATGGCTGGTGATATTCCTTGCGGTGGATACAAAGCGCCACAGTCAGAAATTGGGCTTTGGTATATTGAAAAAGGCATGACCTTTGGTTGTAGAATTAGTGTACCTCCTGATCCAAGTAGGTTTATAGGTCAAATTACTGTTGGTTGGGATAATTCCCCAGCCGAATTAGAACAAGCAAAGGCAATGCTTTTTATTGCTGCAACTATGTTATCAAGGAGTAAAAAATGATTCCATTAATGGCATTAGTAGATGTTGGAATGAAAGTCTTGGACAAATTTATTCCTGATCCTGAAGCCAAGGCAAAGGCACAAAAAGAACTTTTACAGATGCAACAAGAAGGCAGGTTAGCTGAACTTAATGCCGACAACATTGAGGCTCAAGAACTTACTAAAAGACAGCAAGCTGACATGGCTAGTGATAGCTGGCTGTCTAAGAACATTCGCCCTATGACGCTTGTTTTTATTTTATTTGTATATACATCATTTGCAATTATGAGTGCGTTTGAAATAAATGTGCATAAACCCTATGTAGAACTGCTTGGGCAATGGGGTATGCTAATTATGTCTTTCTATTTTGGTGGTCGCACCCTTGAAAAAATTATGGATATGAAAGCCAAGAAAAATGATTGAATCTCAATTATTGGCTATAGGTATTGAAGGTAAATGGCTTGAACCTTTATTAAAAACTTTTGATAAATACGAAATTAACACTCCTACAAGACAAGCTGCTTTTATTGGTCAATGTGGGCATGAATCAGCTAACTTTAAAACGCTAGAAGAAAACCTTAATTATTCTGCTAAAGGTCTTATGGGAACATGGCCTAGCCGATTTACAAGCCTAGAAATAGCAACTCAATTTGAGCGTAATCCTGAAAAAATAGCCAATAAAGTCTATGGTGGCAGAGCTGATCTAGGCAATATCGAGGATGGAGATGGCTGGAAGTTTCATGGAAGGGGTCTAATTCAGCTCACAGGAAGGTCAAACTATACAGTCTGTGGGTTAGCCTTAGATAGACCATTTGCGGAGCATCCTGAGCTTGTTTTAGAGCCTGAAAACGCTAGTCTTACGGCTGGTTGGTTTTGGAACAAAAGAGGTCTAAATGCCCTAGCTGATTCTGAGGATTGGACTACCATTACCAAAAGAATAAATGGTGGGATTATTGGGTTAGAAGATAGAATTAACAAGATCCATAAAGCTATGGATATTTTAGGAGCTTAAAAATGATTAAAGAAACCAAAAAACATGAAAAGCGTGAAGAAGCGCAAATGATTAAATTGCGTAACGCTGTCTATGAGTTTGGCAAAGAATTAAAAAAACATGAGAAAGAGCCTATGGATAAGGCTCATCCCATGAAAAAATAATTAGCTGTTACGGATTATTGCTTTTACTTCTTCCAAAGTTTTAAGTCGGCTGCATTGCCAAGCTAAAGTCCATATTTGCATTGCTGTTTCATTTGGATTAAAGGAAGTTGGAAAAGTTTCAAAAAAAGCCTTTTCACAGTCGTTTTCAGGAATCGGTATTTTTACTGCAAAGGGAACATTTTCATAGTTCATTTGAGCCTCGCTACTTTTGCTTTTCTTAAAACTTGTTCATATTGCTGTTTAGCTTCATCATCCAATTTACGCAATGGAAGATTTTGCCAATAAGCCCATTTATCTTTGTATTCCTGAAGCTCAGATGGAGGAGTCCAACCAGCAAGCCTCCATCTAATCGTTATATCTGTTCCGCTTGTAGTCCAAATATGCTCCATGAGTTTCCTTAATAGTATCTATGTTTAGGCATACAAGTTACTTCAACAGGAATATCAGAAGTAAATCCGTTAATAGAGCGCTTGGTTGTTATTACTACAGCTCTTAAACCAGCTCCTTCACATTCCGTAACACCATTAATAACTTCATTCCTAGTCAATGCAGCAACTTGTTTATCCAATATTAACTGTTGCGCTGGAGCTTGGCTATAGACTGTTGGATTACTGGAACAAGCAACCAAAATCCCACAAATTAACACTAACAATATCTTTTTCATCACTCCTCCTTAGAATGGAACATCATCCTCAATTTTGTTAAAAGAACTGCTTGGCTTTTCTTTATCTTCAGGAACATTTAGGTAAGCAAGAATAGCTCCTTCTTTCATAGCAAAGATTGGTATTGATTCCAATTTGAGCATTAATCCATGCTTGGTTTCCATGACAACTCCAATAGATTGATAGCGCTTTTTCATAGTTCCATCATCACCTTTAAATTCCGATACTGCTGCCTTCACAAAGTATTTAATTCCCATTTCGTTTCTCCATAAGATTCACTTCTGCTTCTACTTCAATTAAAAACTGTTTAATTTCGTTTTCCATCTCTGCAATAAACTCATCATCTCGATTGATCCGAATAATGAGCAGTTGGCTTCTTTCAGGCATACGAGGATCAAAGCTCACAAAGTCACACCATTTAGCTCCTGTAACTGACATCTGAGCTTGCATCTGAATGATGTATTTGTTAGGCGGTTCATTAGCCTTTATATAGCTCCAATGTGTAGCTGATGATGGACATTTTATTTCGATCAAAGCATCAGATCCAACATAGCCATCAGGAGAACATCCAAAATTAACAATAGTAGGATGATCCACAAAAGCTATCTGATCCACAAAATTGCTAGTAGCAACCTCATATGCAACCCTAGCTTGAGGCTCTGTAGCTGTTCCCCATTCCATAGCTGAGTTGGTATAAGATTCTTCTATGGTCTTTGTAACTCGTTGCAAGGCAAGCTCAATCAGATAGTTCAATCGACTAGCTGAAGCACCTGATTTTGTCTTTGCCAATATGTCAGCAACTCTAGAAGCAGTAACTTTGCCTAAGCGGAGCTGATGCCATTCCTCAGTTCCTTGCTGTATCGCTGCAATAC